CAAGCTTTTTCGGTTTTCGTTGGGACCCCTCGGGGTGGGTGGGCCCGCGAGCCCACAGGCTCGCGGCATTAACTAGAAAGGGAGTTAATCTAGTAAGATATAATATTCATCAATGAAGTTCTTTTGAAACCATTCACGACCCTTGTTGAATAAGTTCCAATCCTCCGTTCGCTCTGCGCCAATCACTGTATCATAAATGGCAACAGCGAACGCCGGAAGTTTACACGACTGGCTAAATGTTTCATCACTAAATCTATTATGAATAGTTAGTTCATGTGTTGGATCTTTACCAAAGAAACATTGGTCAAATGGTTTTGGTATTACGTACTCTTTGTTTTTGTATTTTATTTTCATAAGTTATCCTTTCTATGTATGGGATTATATATTAATCCTCTACAATGTCAAGCCCTGCATTCCTTCGCAAACTGATCGCGGTCCTTCTCCAGCGCAAAGTATTTAATGTTCTCATGTCTGAAGGAATGATTTGCCCTGTTGAGCAGAGTCTGCAGGTTAATCCTTTTCTTTTTATTCTCTTCGATATCGAAGACCCATATCACCTGTTTAACTTTGTCGGTCATGCTATTAAACCTAAACAAACAATTAAGCCGAAGAAAAATACACAGCTGTAAAATTCAAAACTAGTCATTAGTTTAATCCTTTCTTATAAGTTATTACTGGGTCAATGCACGTTGTATATCTCTCAATGACAACGTCCCAAAAACACATATATTTTTTGCCACCTTGTTCCCAAACTCTGCAACCCTCTTTGTTTAAATTTCCAATTCTACGAATTGTTTTTTTATATTTCTTTGCCCACCATGAAACAACGAAATCACTCTTTGCTTCAATCCTTTCTACTTCTTTTGTTAAGTCTTCTATGTTCATATTATCCTTTCTTTTGTTATGGGATATTCTAACATAGAATATCCCATAATGTCAATACTTAACTTTGTGCAATAGCTTTTATTTTGGAAGTATCAACATTCCAAGTTAAACCAATATGTTTAACCACCAGATTTAAACTTTGTTTAAGTTCATCTGGCGTTCCACTTTCCATAACATTATCTATTGCTTTTTGTTTCAGGTCTTTTAGGTCTTTGAGTTTAGCGCCTTCAGGTCTTCTCTCAATTTCCCTGTCAACCAAGTCTTTAGCCCATTCTCTTAATTGCTCTTCGCAATCTGATAGACTTAACCTATCCTCGTCTCTATCAAATTTATAAGACAAGTGTTTATCCTTTTCTTTTTTTGACTGCTTCTCAAAAAAAGTTTTAGCATTTCTTTGAGCTTCCTTCATAAACTCTTCAGCTTCCTTCATTTGCTGTAAGATTTTATCAGCGCCCATTTTCTTTGCTAGTTTTTTAACAACATTATTAGTCGCTTCAGTTCTATACTGCTTGATTAATAATTGTTGCTCGTCAATTAGAGGTGCAAAGTATCTATTAACTTTGTTCTCAAAATGCTCTAATTGATATTTTGTCATTTTAGTCATTTGTTATCCTTTCTTTAAAAATAATTTTATATACTACTTGACAATCTTTGTCAATGGGATTATATGGGAATAATCCCTTTTGCTATTTACGGATTAAAAAACTCAAAATAGCTGGTCACAGTTGGAAGGTAGCTAGACCTTAAATGGAAACCTTTGGATCAACAGGTTGTACATCACACCACGCTCCTTGCGTCGTCTTTGTATGACCTGTGCTGATCCCTGGTTCATTGGCACTGGATACAGTGTTAGGCCTGTTACCGCGGTTATTAAAACAAAGCACGCTGGCCTCAATCCAATGGACCTGGGATCAGTAGGAGGGTGTACTAATTCCGGACAGCCCTACTGATCCCTGGTCTATTTGCAAAACCGCGGGGACAATGTAGATGGACCAGGGATCGGTGAGAGGACTCTACCTGGAGACAGAATGCTGTCAGCGAAGGGGTTGCAGAGCCTCACTGGTCCGGCGATACAGTAATCCGGCGTTGCTAAAGCACTGGAAGGCCCTGCCGCCTTCCTGGATATCCAGGAAGGCAGGACCGAAAGGCAACAAGCCGGCAAGCCTGCAAGCCTACAAGCTTGACAAGTGACAATTGATGGTATAGGAATTTATAAGAAAGGATATTATGAATATTAAAAAAGCAAAATTAATTACAGGTTCGATGACCCGAACCAGCAAGATGCCAGGCCTGAGTTACAGCCTGCCAGCCTGGGAATGCAAAACAGGTTCTAAGCTTCGAAAAGTGAAGGGCAGCGTTTGCGCCAGCTGTTATGCATTGAAGGGTAACTATACAAGATATAAAGCAATTAAGGCTGCGCAATATGTAAGACTCGATAGCTTGAAGCATCCACTGTGGACCGCTGCAATGGTGGCACAGGTGAAGCGTCAGAAATACTTTAGATGGCACGACGCCGGAGACGTCCAAGATCTGGACCATTTAAACAAGATCTTTGAAGTCTGCAGGTTAACGCCAAACACCAACCACTGGATGCCAACGCGTGAAGCCTGGGTGAAGGATCACCTGCCGCGATCTCCTAAAAATTTAGTCATAAGATTTAGCCCGCCGATGATCAACCAACGAGCGCCGGAGAGCTGGCCTAATTCTTCGATGGTGATAGACAAAGGATATCACACCTGCCCCGCACCTGCTCAGGGTGGACAGTGTGGAGATTGTAGACAATGCTGGGATCCGAAGGTAAAAGTTGTATCATACGGTAAACACTAATGTTCAGACACCCGAAATACTACAAGGAGCTGGAGAAGCGAAGGAAAGAACTCCAGAGGCAACAAGCCGACAAGCCCGCGAGCCCTCAAGCCGACAAGCCCACAAGCGAGCAAGCTGACAAGCCGGCAAGCTCTCAAGCGTCTAGCGGTTCGCGAATCAACAAGCGCTCTATATAGGTCCAATCATCCGTTGCGAGGGAAGGTACTTCACGATAGTCTGCAAGCAGACCGAGGATCGAGGAGGACTCATAAAGTTTTATTGAAGAGGAAGAGGCCTCTTCAATAAGAATAAAATTACGCTGCTTTCTGGTTAGATGAAACAATTTTTGGTGTGGTGAAAAGTGTATTTTCTTGCCTGTTGCAATCTTTAACTCAACCATGAAAAAACCACAATTATCATGATATCCCAACAAATCTGGCGTACCAAAACTACTCCAGGATTCTAGTCTAGTCCACTGAATTTTGGGTGTATTTTTCTTTACTTTGTGCCAAAGTTTTGACTCTGGTTTCATCGTACGTAGCCTTATAAATTTGTCTTACAATTGTAGTGGCTGGGTTGAGATCAAAGTCTCTTGCACACCCTGATAACAATATAAATATTAGTATAATTCTCACAATTGACTGATACGCTAGATTACGTTATAAGTCAACCATTATGGGAGTACCAGCCAAATTAACAGAACGACAAATAAAGTTTGCAGAGTTATTAGTATATAACGAAGGCAGACTTTCACCAGCTGAAGCAGCATTTCAAGCAGGATATAAAACACGTCCAAGACAAGCTGCATCAGAGCTAAGGAATCCAAAAGTATCTCCATTGGTTGTGAAGTATATAGGAGAACTGAGAGCAGAGGTACAAGAAAAGTATGGTATCAGCTTTGAAAGACATATATCTGAATTGGCCCAAATTAGAAATCAGGCACTTGCAAAAGGAGCTTGGTCTGCTGCGGTAAACGCAGAAGTTGCTAGAGGTAAAGCTGGTGGGTTATATGTAGATCAAAAGCTTGTCATGACAGGTAATGTCGATAACATGTCATCCTCTGAAATCAAAGATAGACTTAAAAAGATTCTTGATGATAACAAAGAGATTATTAATATTAGCCCTGAAGAGATAAAGCTAGAAGAACTAGAATTAGAAAAATCGTCAAACCCTGGTAGTGATTCAGAGCAGTAATTAATCTACTAAACATCTTTCTTGGAAACTTTTTTACTAGTGCCCACTTGTTTATAACTGGTTTGTATTCCATTTGAGTTAGGTCCTTTCCTTGGTGGAAGTTGGTCCCATTTTACATCAGGCATGTTCTTTGTCAACGTAGGATTAAAGATTCTATTGAAGTTTTCTTTATACAAATCGTTTACAATTCTTGATCTACCATCAAATCTAAATTTTTTATCTTTCATTTATTTTTTCCATTTTTATTATACACCCTCTTGGGAATACATTTCTATCACTAAATAATTCATCATTCTCTTCGTAAGATGCAAACGTCCAAATATATTTTTTATTTTTATCAAATAGATACGCATGAGTTATCATTGTAGATGGCAGCAACCCAAGTGAGTCATGTGCATTTGCATGCCCGGAATCACCCGTCGGATCTATCCAGGTAATTTTGTAATAGTAATATCTTTTCTTGTTAATTACCACTGACTTGTATTTTGATTTTTTAGGACGTCTCATATCAATCTTATACTGTATAGTGGAATTTTTGGGCAAAAAAGTTTTCTAAAAAACAAAAAGGGTCGCGCG